AGCAAGAATAGGTAGCGCCAGCACACAATCTAGTGGCGCGTCACCAATGACGATTACGCATCCGCTAGCAGCGGGTGTGAATCGCATGAATTCTGTTTCTGTTGCCGTTTCTTCTAGTACAGCACCATCAGATGTAACAGCTACGTTTGATGGCGTTGCTATGACACAACTTGAGATAAACACACAAGCTGCTGGTGGTGGTAGTCGTACTACCTCTGTTGTTTTTGTTATGGATGACGTTGATCTACCAGTAAGTCCTACTTCCTACGACATTGTGGTAACTGTTGATGGTGGTGGTACTGTTAACGGCATGGCTGGCTATGCTGAAACGTTTCAGCATGTTGTTCAATTAGCAGACGCTACACCAGCGGGTGGTTTTGCAAGCACATCTAGTGGAACACTTGTAACAAGCCCACTCGATGCACCTGCGCTGTCTTGGAACTCGATTCTTCTTGTTGCACAAGACACTGGTAGTTGGTCAGCACACAACAACGGACAGATTGAAGTTTTTGATGATGACTACCCAACTGGCGCAGAAGTACAGAACATTGCTGTAACCAGCACAGTTTATGATTCCTCGACTGCAACAGACTTTACCAATACGTTTAGCATATTATCAAGACTAGGTGCTACACAATGTATCTTCTTAGAAAAAACACCACCAGTCGGTTTGGCAGCATTAACGACTGTTGTAAGTATTGTCACAACAGCATTAAACATTCCGCGTGAACATAGTACTACGATTGCTGCTACATCAGCAACGACCATTGCTCTACAGCGTGATCGAGGTTACGTAACAAGTCTTGCAACTACATCAGCACTCACAACTAATTTAGATAGGCTTGTTGATTTTGATAGTGCTTCAGCAGTAGTAAGCGCAGTAACAGTACAGCCAATCATGCGTACTGCTGGTATGGCAGCATTGGTATCATCAATTGCAACAGCTAGTGGACTGTTTGGAGCTACACGACCACTAGCATCAGTAACAGCAGCACAGTTAGTAGTTACTCCACAGTTTGGATCAGACTTTGACGAGAACAAGTCAAGTCTAACTCCTGGTTGTTACGTTGAGCTATTCGAGGTAGATACCACGGTGATTGGCGGCGCCGAAATATTCAGATTCATTAGTGGTGGTTATGAAGCAACGAATGTTAACTGGCAAGGTGAAGAGTTCATTAGGTTTCCAATTGAAGTAGATGGTTTCGAATGGAACGCTACAAGCCAAGCTCCACCACAGCCTACTTTGCGATTAAGCAACGTTAACAGTTTTGTATTGGCAGCAGTAATCACATTAGGTGATTTGGTTGGTGCTAAAGTAACACGATGGAGAACTTACGAGCAATTCTTAGATGATAGTGAAACACCAGATCCTAATGCTCACTTTCCACCAGATACCTTTTTTGTACAACAGAAGACAGCGCATAATAAATTTGTTATGGAGTGGACATTAAGTAGCGCATTAGATTTACCAGGAATTCGTTTGCCACGCAGACAAGTATTGCGAGATCAGACCAGTGGTAATCTCTATGCACCTGGCGTATCACAGACAAGATTCAGAGGACGATAATGGATATTAATAACATTGGCGAAATGAATGCTCACTTCTTATCTTGTTTCCCTCGCGAGGGCTGTGGTGTTGTGGTAAATAATAAGTTCGAAGCGTGTGAAAATGTTTATGATAAAGAAGAATTACACAACTTTAGAATTCGCAGAGGTGATTACTTTAAGCATGACAAAGATCATGGAGTACAAGCAGTAATTCATTCTCACACACATAGCGACAAACAGTTTGATGTTAGAACTCCTACTATGTCTGACATGGAAGGACAGATACGTACAGCAGTTCCTTGGGCTATCGTAGCTACATCAGATGGTGAGCATGTATCACCACCACTTTGGTTTGGTCTTAAAGAGCCAGCACCAATAGAAGGAAGATTTTACATGCACAATGTTTACGATTGTCTAACGTGTGTGCTTGATTACGTCAAGATTAACTTTGACGTTGATTGTGAAGTAGTACCAAGACCCATGCAATGGGAGAACTTGAGTAAGAACTTAATTGTAGATAACGTTGAAACGTGTGGCTTCCATGAGCTACCACGCGACACCAAGATCAGTGACCTACGAGAAGGCGATGCAATCTTATTTAAAGTGCAAGCCAGTTACGTGAATCATTGTGGAGTAGTAGCAGAAGACGGAATGTTCTGGCATCAGATGATGGGACGTTACACAAAGAAAGACCATATTGCAAGATGGGAAAAACAGATTGCAGCGTTCGTAAGACATGAGGATTTAGCATGAAAGAAATTACATTACACGGAGAACTAGCTGAGAAGTTTGGTAGCGAGCCATTTATGCTCGACGCTAATACACCTCAGATGCTAACTCGCGGAATGATTTGTCGTTTCGGTAATGAATTCAAGAAGATCATTCGCGCAGGCACGTTTGAGTTCTTATGTCTTAAAGACGGAAAGAAAGAATACATACATGATGAAATGACTGCACAAAAAGTCATTGATGCTGATGAGATTCATCTAACACCAGTAGTTGCTGGCGCTGGTCGATTTGGTCAGATCATCATTGGTATTATCTTAATTGTTGTTGGTGTTTTATTTGCTCCGTGGAGTGGTGGTGGTACAAGTCCATTAGTTGGTATTGGTATCGCAATGGTAGCTGGTGGTGTTGTTCAACTACTAACACCAGTACCTAATGTCAATGCCTTGAGTGGTGAAAGACCCGACTCAAAGCCGAGCTTTATTTTCAATGGCGCAGTCAATGTTTACGAACAAGGTGGCCCTGTTCCATTAGTGTATGGACGATTCAAAGCTGGATCAGTAATTGTATCTGCTGGATTCGATGTTGAGCGAATTGCTTACAACGTTAGATGTGGTAGACGCTATGATGCTGGTACTGGTGATTGTACTCGCGGACCAAGGAGACCAAACAGATAATGAAAGACCCAAACAACATTGGTTCACCAATGCCAGATTATTCTCGTTACTACAACGAAGATTTTCACGACACTAGCGTAAGAGCGTATGAGTCTAAGACTGATGACGTTGAAGGTGCTGGTTGTTTTGTCGCGGGTACTAAAATCTTTACCTCACTAGGCTGGAAGCCAATTGAGAAAGTGAAGCGTGGTAGCATTGTTGTCTGCTTTGATAAAGAAGGCAACATCGAACATGGCTTCGTACAACATCTACACATTCACAAGAAAGACGAACAGAAAGATGGTCTGATTAAATTCACACTATCTGATGAAACAGAGTTAACTGTCACAGCCAATCATGGCATGTGGCAAGATGATGAAGAAACACCTTTCATTGAAGCAAGGGAATTGCGAATTGGCGACAGTCTCTATGATATGCATGGAACAGCATTAGAGATTGTTGGCCGTAAAACAATGTCGTTAGCAAGTCAAGACGATGATTTCTGTTCTTACAACTTAACAGTAGCACCACAGCATACGTACATTGCTGAAGGCATCAAAGTACATAATGGTGGTGGTGATAAGAGTGGACAACAGCGTACACCAGTAGAGTCACCAAACACATTGCGTTCTAAGTCAGTAGCTAAGATTCAAGAAGTTATTTCAGAAGGTGAGATCGAGGGATTGGTTGATGATGGTCGATCATTGTTCTTTGATGATACTCCTATTCTTAATCCAGATGATTCACCAAACTTCGAAGATGTTTCTTTCATCTTTCACGAGGGCACACCAGATCAAGGGTTTATGCCAGGATTTTCAGATGTAGAAGCAGAGCAAATCGTTAACATTGAGATGGTAGCTGGTAGTGCTGGTGTTGTTCAATCAATAGCGTCTGGTACAGATAGTGCAAGAGTAACACTTCAACTTCCAGGTGGTCTTTACTTTACGGACACTGACACTGGTGACATTAAAGGTCACACTGTAGATGTTAAAATTGAAACACGCTTAACTGGTGGTTCATTCGAGGAAATGTTAACTGATACTATCACTGGTAAGACGATGAGTACTTACGAAAGAGATTATCGTATTGATGCGCCACAACCATATGATGGAATTGCTGCATGGGAAGTTCGTTGCAGTAGACAGAGTCCTGTTGATGCTAAAGTAACAACAAAAAGCGTAACATTCTTTGCTCGCGTAACAGAGATTCAAGAGATTGAAATTGCTTACGAGAATACTGCGATTTGTGGAATCCAAGTAGATGCTAAGTCAACTGGTGGTAACATTCCAATTCGTTCTTACGATATTAAAGGAATCAAAGTACAGATTCCAACTAACTACGATCCAATTACACGTATCTACACTGGCGCGTGGACAGGCCAATTTAAAACAGAGTGGACAGATAACCCTGCGTGGGTTGTTTATGATTTACTTACATCTACCCGTTATGGACTTGGTGAGTTTGTAGATGCCGACACAATAGATAAGTTCAGCTTC